GTTTACCTGCAGCAAATGTATCTTTAACAAATTTACCAATACCAATAGACACAGCAGCTAATCCAACACCAACACCAACTTTAAGTGTAGTACCTAATGCAGCAAAGGTTGCTCTTGCTCGAGCTGCACCTACCTCTAAAGCTGCTAATTTTCTTTTAGCAATTAAAGCTTGAGTACCTAAAGCCCTTAATCCATTATTTAATTTATCTAACTGTTGCTTACCAGTAACGTTAGCGTGTACGTTTAGCTTTACAGCCATGTTTAATCCTATTTATTAAACACAATTAGTTGTGTATTATTTTCGGTTAATTTGTTTATCCGTTAGTCACTTCAACTTCAACGGAATCAAAGTACTTTCTAAAAGCACTCTCTATAAATTTTATTGGGGCTTGTTCTGAATGCCCATTATTAAGAAATTGAATATAAGTAACACCATTAGTTACAATAATTTCTTGTGGTTTATCTTTAGGTGTAAGTATAGTTATATTTGATGCACTACCTTCACCATCAAAATACTTTTCAGTATATCCAATATACCAAGAGTTTCTTGCTTGCCCTGTATCAACAGGTGTCATTAATTTAACATCAGCAAATGCTCTTAAAGATCTAGCCCTTAATTGCTTTTCAACTTCTTTATCTGCATCTTTTTTTAAGTTAGCAATTGATGAGTTTAAATTAACTACTGTTATTGACATGTTACTTACCCTTGCATTGACATTGTTTTATGCCAAATAATTTTAATATAATTCTTTTAATTGTTTTCATATTGACTCCTAAAAGATAGGCGGTTTTATCCGCCATATCTATTATGTATTAGATTTATTTTTTACCATAGACTTTAAAGATTCAAAGCCTCTTTTATTTTTATTAGCTTGTACAGCTTCGCTGTTTTGTAATAATTTTAAAGAAGGAAATAAGTCTTGTACATTTAAAGGTTTAGTACCAGTGTAAGTTGTTTGTGCAATTATAGCAGATCTATGATCATCTCGCCAACCATAAGGTCTTTCTTGGAAATACTTATGCCAACCATTATATTCAGTAAATGACATATTATGTATATCATCTAAAGTTAAACCTAATTGGTAAGCCATTTCATATTCTGCTAACTCGTCTTCCCCAACTTATCGCCTTTATCATCTTTAGCACCTAAGCCATTATAAATAAGAATCTCATTTGATAATTCTGTTAATGCTTGGATAGGAAAGTTTTCAAAATCTTTATCTTTCATACCTTCGGCACCAATTACAGTTGCTTTAAATATAGCACTAAGTGTTGATAAACCAGATACATCATCTTTAGACTTATCTAAAGTTGTTTGTAATTCTCTTACACCTTTAACTGTAAGCTGTTTTATTTCTACTTCTTGTTCCAAAAATGGAATCTTTTTAGTTATATCAACTATCTTTATATGTTTCATATTATTTATCCTTACTATTTATTTCATTCTCAAATGTTTTATCTTCAACATGTTGTTCAACCTTAACTTCTTCCTTAACTTCTTCAGGTTTCTTATATAAATGTTTATTATTTGTTTCAAAGTCTTCCATAAGTTTTCTTACCTTATGTAACACATCTAGTGTTTCAAAAACTTCAGCTTTATTTTCTACATCTTTCATTCTATCGTATGTTTTACGAATAGAAGTATCTATAGCCTTCTTAATATGTAATGATGTAATTCGAAGTACATAAAACTTATTAAATGGCTTATTATTATTATCCATTTTTTATCCTATACTAATTAATATGATGGGGAGATTAATCCCCACCATAAAAATATTATTTATGATTAGTCCGCAAACGGGCCTTTGTAATCACCTTGAGTACTCATAGTTATAGTAGCCTGATTTGAATCAGTTAAACTAGGAGTTACTTCGAATGAAGCAAAAGAACCTTTTACATAGAATGCACCATTGTCGCCAGTTTCAGCATTTTTTACGTCAACTTGGAAGACGTAAGTCAAACCATCTTGAACTAATGCTTGGATAGCACCATGCACACTTGGTACATAGTTAATAGTGTATTCCATAGTAGGAGCATCAGCTTGTCCTTGTATTTGAGAACTTACAGATTGTCCGTACTGTGGTACGTTTACGATATTAGCGGGTTTTCCAAAACTTGGAAACTCTCTGATTGAAGTTATCTCTGTAGCACCATCAAAATCACCTGTTCCAGACGCTATGAACGTTTGGTGAGATGAATCTGAAGTTGGTAAAGAGTAAGAACTATCAGCTTTGAATTTCAAGCTTGTAAAAATCCCAGCACCTATATTTGATATTAGAGCCATTGTATTTTTTCCTTATATTGTATATTAGTTAATTGAAATGAAATTGACGGTGTAATTCACGTTAAATAAACTTGAATCTTTTACGTCAACCCCAACTGTTGTTATAAAGCTATTAGTTGTTTGCAGATACCCAGAAATTACTTTCCGATCGAGTAAATTTTTTAATATATCAGCGATCTCATAAGCACGTTTCATTCCATTACCCGAAGGTACAAAAATTTGACATACTATTTGACCGTTAACCGATACATCATTGTTAAAAATTAACTCTGAAGAAAAAGGCAATACACTAACCCGAACCCACTCATCAGCTTTTAATTCGCCTTGGTAGTTTGCAGGAAATGCTTTGATATTATGCGATGTCCATTCAGTAGTAGTAAATAAAGATTCAACAGACGTTAATAATTGTGTTATTGTTGCCATGTTAAGCCTCCCTTCCTACTGTAATGTTTATTATAAAACCATTGTCATCATATTTATTAATTGCATAAGTATTCCCATCAAATATGACAGAATCATAATTGTCGAGAACTTTAGAATCAATATCAGAAGACTTTAATATTATATCAGCATTTATTCTTGGTTTATCATTATCATTAGTTCTATAACTGTTTGTTATAATACCTTTGATAGTAATAGGAGCAATAGTTGTTGAATCTACAGTTTGATTAGCAAAGTCATAACCAGTAACGGTTACATTTGTAAACTGTACATTTGTAGCTAAATCTCCAACCAGGGAAAATGCGTTAGTGACGTTACTATTTATAAGTGTTTTAAAACTCATTAAGCACCTCCACTAACTCGGACACCACGAGATTGAGTTGTAGACATTTCATTTAAATATTTATTACACAAATTAATAATACTATCAGGTAATTCTTTAAAGTTTTTAACTCCACTGTTTAGGTCGAATATTAATCTTACCGCACCAACAGTTAAGTCTTTAACTTTGTTTTCACCTGAAGCATTACTTTCTTGTGTCTTCATATTGTTTAATAAATGAAGAGCTAACTCAAAAGTCGCCTTTTTGATATCTTCTGGAATAGTACCTTCAAATGTAGTCGATCTATCATCTTCTACACTTACAAAGTAGCCAGATTTATTATCATAATATGTAATATCTCTAGGCCACGATAACGGGTATGAGGCAGTAGGCGTAGCCGTGCCGCCCCAATCCATGTCATCGAGAATTCCAGTGGCCGTTACTAAAGCTTGTTCAACTGCCCCGTCATTTGCAAACCAGTTTTCTGAATTCAATCTATTTTCAAAATATTCATCAGATTCTAGTATACTAACAAAACAGTTAGTTCCTTTTTGTAAAGCCATTATATTTCTCCGTATCTAATAGTTATAATAATTAACCGTGGAATATAGGGAATATACCTACTTGGTTAACGTTAGTTGCATGAACAGCCCATGAAGCTTTATCAGCCAGGTCAATATTTGCAGGATATGCAGTTGCAGATCCAGCCCATGAGAAACCTTTAGGATGCATGATATTACCCCATCTTGATAGGATAGTCACAGCACCACCACCGTTACCAGCTAGTTCGTTTCTGTCAACCGCTGTTGGGTTAACTTGTGCGATTTCGCTGTAATGGAATGCAGCAGGTTTAGTAAGGTAAGAAACCTTTAAACCAGTAGGCATGTTAGCTGTTAGTACTTGGTTGTTAATAACTAATCTGATTTTACCACCCATAATAGTGTTAAAACTAAAGTTACCATCAACTACAGGAGCAACATCAAGAACGTTTTGTTTTCTCATTGTGTTGTATGTAGCAGTGTTAACTACTAGGTAGTAAAAAGCTTCTTCGTATTCACCTTTGATTGCAGTCATTGCATCAAATAGTGTGTCAAAGAAAGCAGATCTTTTATTAGCATTTGTTTCATTTGCAAATAACGCTGCAGGAGCAGAACTTGCATCAGAACCAGTGTAATACCCAAAAGTATTTACAACACCTTCTGAATCAGACGCACCAATAGTAGTAGCATCCCAAATTTTATCAGAAACACCGTTTAGGATTGATCTTAATTGTAGGTCTTCTCTTCTTGCTCTTACAGCAGCGAATTGAGAACCTAAGTAAGATAAACCATCTACTTTAG